GACGCTTCGAGTAAAGCAACAAAAATATTTGCTTCAATTTGCTGACGCTCTAAGCTGTTAAACCAAAATAATGTAGCTACGATTGAATCTTGTGTTAATTTTGGAAAATAGATATTTTCTTCAATTTTGATGTAAGTTCTTGAACAGAAAGATATCAATCCTTCAACTTTTGCTGGTGTTTGTGTTAGTCCATATGTGGCTGCATCTTGTGTTAGATCAATATCAGTGATATCTATCAAATTTGAAAACTTGCGAATGGCATCATCGCCCAATATTCTTATTACGCAATTTCTCATTATCTCACCATAAGTTGGTAACATCTTATAAGTTTCTTGCCACTTACGACAGAAAGTATATAATGAAACCTTAAGCACAGTGTGACAATTCATCAACGTTGTAACATAAGAACCTGAGCAATTTCCGCTATTTACAAAATATAGATGTCCATCCATTGTGTGTAACCTATACGTTAGCATTTTTGCTATTGTATTCCTGATTTCAAAAGAGAAATCTTGCAATGAGCATTCTACAAAATCATCAATAAGATGCCTTGTTGTGGATTTATCTAAAGCCTTGAAGTCAGCATTTAAGTATTCTCCTTCAATGGCATTGAAATACATCATATGAGATGTTGCATCAACAAATGGATTTGTTCCAATACAAAACATTTCAGTTTGGTGCTTCTCAATTACTTGTTCCAAAAATGATCCAAAGAATGTTTTAAGGATCATATTTATAGATAAGTCAAGTTCATTAAATAATCTCACTTTTCCTTTATACACTTTTTCCTTTGGAAGCAATTCAACTTTAGCATTATCTTTAGAAATTATCATTGGTGGTGTTCCTTGTTTAATAGCACCCAAGTACAGATAATAGTCATCATATAGTGCTTTTCCTGCTGTTGTTTGCATATTGATTTTATAGAATGGCTTACAATCCTTTCCTTTATTTAAATTGATGAATAAAACTTCTGGGTCTTTTTCAGGTATTTTGGTATGTATTCCAAAATGTTTCTTCATCTTCGGTCCAGGAGATGTTGTCATTTCAATTTCTTTCAGGTTATCATAACCATTAATCACTTCATGTAATTTTAATTCTCTTTGAACGCCATATGCTTTACGATAATAAGTTTTAATTATATCGGTGACATATTCATCTATATACGCATCAAATGTTCCTTCTGTTGGTAATTTTTCTGCATACTTAACAGCTTGTGAAAACAAAGGATTTATATTTCCAAGTTTGTCTGGATATAAATCTTTAGTATCTCTTACATTTTCTATGGTTATAGCTGCAGGTAATTTTGGATTTTCAAAATATTTTTCAGCAACATTGATATATCTTTTCTTTACTGTTGGTTTAGAATAGAAACACAATGCTTTAGACCATCCAAATATTTTTAATGGTGATGTTTTAGCGTATTTACTCTCAAGAATATCCATTTGTAACGCTTCCTTAGTTTTTGGGTCTACAACCATTCTTTCATGCGATATTTGATGTATGATTAAATCACACATTGCATTAGCTTTTATTTCTTTTAAA